TCGTGTGGGTCGCACCTTTATACAGGGTGTCACCCTTGATGGCCGGGCTTACGACCGTTCCGAGAAGAACTTCCGTCACCCCGCCAATGGCCTTGATCTTCTGTTCGCAGGTCGCGATACGGGTGATCGCATCGTTCAGGCTGGTGTTCAGGGCCTTCCCCATCGCGGCGCTCAGCGAGTCGCTCGTGGAGTCGCTGCTCAGGTTGTTCTGGATGCCGCGCCAGCTGTTCGTGTCCTGTCCCGGAATGCCCAGCGCTGTGATATCACCCTTCGTGATGCCCGCCACGCTGGAAACATGCCCCTGTCCGTCCACGGCCAACTTGTAAAGCCCCAGTCCGTGCCCGGTGTAGCCCGGATGGGTGTAGACGGTATCCTGTCCCGGAATGCCCAGCGACGTGATATCGCCCTTCGTGGCACCTGCCACACTGGAAACATGGCCAAGTGCGTCAACGGCGATCTTGTAGAGCCCCGTTCCGCGCGCCGTGTACTTCGGGTGGGTGTAGACGGTATCCTGTCCGGGGATGCCCAGTGACGTGATATCGCTCTTCACAGCCTTTGCTGCGCTCGTCACGTGGCCCAGATTGTCCACTACGATCTTATACAGCCCCGACCCATATGCCGTGTGGCTGGGGTGGACGTATGCATTCGCCCTGATGGCCGCGAGTACATCCGCGTTCGTCTGGTATCCCGCATCGTTCACCAGATTGTTTGTGCCGGTCGGAATTGTAATGGCCACTCGTTTCTGACTGTCCACCGGCATTTTTGTGCCGTTCAGCAGCACCTGCTCGATGACGTTCTCCTGAAACTTTTTGTCGTTGTCCAGGTCTGAGATCTTGGTAGGGATCGTCATCCGAACGGCTTTTTCGCGGTCAGGGAACAGTTGCGTCCCGTTTACAAGGATCTTTTCCAGAACATTGTCTTCGCCGCCCCGTTCGTCGATGGTCTTCACCTGTGCCTGCAATGCCTTCAGCACCATGCCGATCGAACAAGCCATCTGATGCAGCTGTTCTAATTTTGCGTAGATCACATCCGCCATCCGTCTACCTCCCCGAAAGCGTCCTGCATTGCAGTCCGGAACTCTTCATTCGTTGCCCCGCGTGTCGAAATGCGTCCAGCCGCTGTCACGTCCA